CGCCAAACCCGGTTGGGTGGGCTGCGCCAAACCCGGTTGGGTGGGCTGCGCCAAACCCGGTTGGGTGGGCTGCGCCAAACCCGGTTGGGTGGGCTGCGCCAAACCCGGTTGGGTGGGCTGCGCTAAACATAACGAAACGCCTAAATCCACGGTCGGTGGAGAAGAAGGGTGGGTCGCCGACCCACCGGGGATTCGCTCCGCGAATCCTTGGGGGGGGATTTCGTCGTACAAGTGGGAATAAAGAGCCGCTTTCCAATGATCGAGGTACCGAATCAAAGTCGCGGCCGGAAGAACGGGACGACGGTCCGACAACAGAACGACCAAGACCCGGTGACCGGACGTAGACGCATTCGACACATTAGAAGGCTCAACCTCGTCGTCACTGTCATCTACCTCTATGGGAATTCTGGTCGAGGTCGAGGTGGGGGTAGGCGATTCAGGTTCGACTTCGGCGATGGACATGGAAATAGACGTGGTGGGTTTGCTCGCTTGCTGAGGATATATAACCAAGTGTATTTAGTATTATTTATCTATGTTGCACGAAGGGGACCTGTCTCGTTAGGCAATGTTTAGTGGGTTACCTCTATAGACTTCACCTTGACGAACCGTCAATCCAGGAATTGGGACTGAGACTGGGACTGGGCCCGGGCCCGAGACGGTGCCGCCTGCCGTCTTATTTTTGCCCTCACTCTCACTCACCTCCTTGAGTGCACTAAAGTATTGGATACCAAAGTAGCTCATCATGAACGACACCAACAAGGCAAACGCCGTGATGATCAGTGCCGGTGTTTGTTTTCCGAGCCCGACTCCCAGGAGCACGGCGATCGTGATCACCATTACGAGGGTCATGATCAGGTCAAACCGGCTTTTAAATTTATATACGATGGCATTGATTGATGTGACACCGAACCACCAGTACATGTTTTGGTACGTCTTGAAAAGCCACATGTAGAGGGGCGGGATGCCCATGAAGGAGGCGATGCCGATCAGGGCCAGCATCGTGTAAAAGATGAACGACCCGGCGTAGTCTTTCCCCAACGTGTAATTCGTCAGTTGGACGGGGGCACTGTCGTCGGCGTCGTACGGCAGCAGGTCGCACTGCATGACGTTCTTGGCGGCGTCCGAGCTGAGCGCGTAGCCCTTCTCTGCGGTATTTGATGGGTCGGTGCCGGTGATAGTGACGAAACCCTCCTTGTCTTTGGATTTCACGAGGGAGGCCGGCGACAGCCACTTGCTGCGGTCCAGATGACGGCCTTCGTCGCCGCGGAGACGGGAAACGACGGGGATGACCTGTTCAATCACGACCAGGGTATAGGGCATCTTGGTCACGGGGTCCTCGCCGGCGTACTGGGTCGCGCCGACCTCGGCACCGGGCGACATCCAATCTTTCAAGCAGAGAACCATGGGTTCCAGGGCCACCGGCAGCATCGACGGTGACGTGATTTCGGCGGCGTGCAGGATGGCGTCGATGGCGGTGTTGGCGGCGGTGGGCGCCGCGCCCCCCTTTAGTAAAAAACAGGTGTAGAGGGCGGGGGCGTTGGTCGTGGCCTGGTGCGACACGATGAGCTCGGCGTCGTGGTCGAGGTGGAGCGACAGGGTCGGGTGGCGCGTGATGACGAAATCCGTGGCCGTGTAGTGGGTCAACAGGGTCTCGACCGTTGCTCCGCCGACTCCCGCGGCGTCGCGGGAGGGCGTGTTGTCGAACCAGACGTTGGTCTGGCGACCGGGGAAGGTGGCGGCCACCGTGCCGTCGCGCGTCCGACGCACGTCCGAGCACTGAATAGGGTAATAGTCACACCGAATGTAACGGTGCTGCTGCTGATGCGGTGAGGAGACGGTCATTGTCGGCACTTACTAACGCGTCTATGTTCTATGGTTCTGTTCTGTTTTGTACCAGACAAGTTGTGCTTAAAGTAAACCCCTGTATAAGAAGATGCTGCGAGTTTTTTGTTGAAAAGTTTTGTTCTGGTGCTTAAGTTATAGTAGTTATTATATTGCCCATTGAGGGTGGGGGACATAAAACATCAAAACATAGATGTCTGCATTTACATCTACATCACCACCACTACCACCACCGGATATGAATGATATTGCAAAGATCGCTGTCGATGCGGTAAATGCTTTGCGTGCGGCTCCTGTTGCTGCGGCTGATACTGCTGATGCTACTACTGATGCTCCTGATGCTGATGCTCCTGATGCTGATGCATTGCCCACGGATCCTGTTGCTGCTGCATTGCCCACGGATCCTGCTGCTGCTGCTGATGCATTGCCCACGTCTCCTGCTGATGCATTGCCCACGTCTCCTGCTGCTGCTGCTGCGGCTGGTGCGAGTGCAAGTGCGAATGGTGCTGGTGCTGACACCAACGGTGCGTGTGTGACATTTCGATTTGTCTATGCCCGCAATTACAATCGCCTGGTTAATGTCGAAACGGCCAACGAAACCCATTATTCTGTGATAGACCAAGCCGGTACCAAGCTGGGGACGACCAAACTCGATGTTCGTCCATCGGTAACATTGAATGTCTACGAAAAAACGCTCAACGAATGCTACCTGGTGATGGTGACGGTGAGTGTAGATACAGATACTGACCGCACCGGGGTTGCTTCGCCCACACGTATGCAGATACATTCAATATGGATAACGAGCCCCGACATCTCCAAAAATAATACCGATATCCGGGTTTCGATCACCCCGGGGTGTGGAGTGGAAAAGACAAATACAAACACGATGACCGGCACTTACCGCGGCACGTCGTTGCCCACTGGTCCGATGGAAACCGGTCTACTCGATGCCGCGGTCCGGGGGGACATTGCGCAGTTGCTTGACCACATCCAGACCCGGGTATATCCCAAGGCCAAATACGACCAACTGGTCCAAGAAATAGATGGGATGTACAAAAAGGTCGAAGAAAAACTTCAAAATATTCGTCCCAACCCGTCTTCCGCATTTTCCGCGCTTCCGAACGGGCCGACGCCACCGACGGCCGCATCGACAGAAACGGTGGCCGATCTGCAGGCCAAGGTCAACGCATTGCAAGACGAGTTGCAGCGCGCCCGGACCGACCACGAAACCGCTCTAAACCAACAAAAGTTGCGATGGTTGGAATCGGAAGCCAAGTTGGCCGTCAACGAAATTGAAATTGAAAAAGTGCGGAAAGCCATGCCCGGGGTCAGCGAAGCCGGCACCCAAGACCATTTGCTCCTTTTGGAGTCACGGTCTATGTTGGCCATCAAAGAACTGCTCTTGCAGCAAATACAGCAAAAGGAATCGGATTGCGACGAAAAGCATCGCCATCTTGAAGCCGAATTGAAGCGCATCCGGCAAGAAAAGGAGGACAGTGACGCCGCCCAGAACACCGTCACGGCAAAGTTAGGAGAGTCTATTGCAAAACACGCCCAGGGAATGGCAGAAAAAGAGCGAATCAACGCTCAGTTGACCCAACAAATTGCCGAACTAACCCGAGAGAACGAATCTTTGGCCAAATATCAGAAGACGATACTTCGGCTCCAAGAAGAGTTTCAGATAAATGAAATTGCTCGGGCAGCCACGAGAGCGATAAATAGTCTCAACCGACCAGGACCAGACCAAGCCACACCCGAGGCTTCTGAAGATGCCGCTGCCGCCGCCCTTGCGACACGTGATGCAGAGTTCGCCCGACTTGAGGGAGAAGCACAACCTACCAAAAAGCGTGCACAATACCTTGAAACTGACGTGGATGCCCTCAAGCGGAGAAAGGTGGAACTTGATACCAATACCAGTGCACTTGGGACTGAGATTGAACGTCTCACGCGAGAAAAAGAAGAGGCCGAGAAGGAAGTCACCGATCTTGAGGCAAGAAATACGGCTCTATCCGAGGAGTTGGCGCGTATCACTGAGGAAAAAGCCAGCATCACCAAAGAATTGGCAGGCATTCAGCAAGAGTCTGCTGACCTCCAAGCTCAAGAAGCGGCCCTTCAACCCGACATAGAAACCCTTAAACAGGCCTTGGCCGAGAAATTAAAGCAGCTCAGCGCCGACCGAGCTCAATTGGAAGAACAGGTGGCGGCAGAAAGGGCCGAATACAATGAGTTACAAAGTCAGTCCAGTGAATTGGAAAGTACAAATGCCCAACTGAAGGAACAGCTTACTACATTGGATGCCAGTATCAGCGATTTCAAACAAAATTTTCAAAAAATGCAACGTGAAAATGCCGTGTTTACAACAAGGATAAAACAACGTACTGACGGTGCTCAAAAGGATATCATGAATAAATTGTCCGACTATTATTCAGGTATAGCTCTCAACCATGTAGTGGACGTATTATTACCCCCGTCCATCTCCAGCCGTGATGCGGGGCGCAGTGCCCCCGGTACCCCCCCCGGTACCCCCCCCAGTCCCGCGGGTAAGCAAAGAGGTGGTGGCACCCCATACGAAGACTTGGTTCGGCTGTTCAAGACCAGGTTAACCGAAAATAGCAGGATTCCCTTTTACAAAATGAATGCGCTCAGTATTTCAAGCATTCAATCATTGGTGGATAAATTCGACGTTAACGATACACCCATAATAAACATTATATACGGTTTGTCGTTCATTGATGTTACGCGTATTGTCACGGATACTACCAAAGAGCAACTCGAGAACTTTATTAAAACCATCACCAGTAAAATTACCGTCCCGGATAATAATACAGAATATTCAAGTATTCTTACCAATATCCTTAAAGGAAACGAGATTTTATCTGAAATAATCAAAGAATACACCGCGAAAGATACCGAGCGGGCGAATGCTCTATTCGAGGCGTTCAATTCCACCCAGCAAGCAGGCCGTCAATATGTTCATATATTTCATCTCATGGACGCCATATCCACACTATTTACGACCACAGGTGACACTGGCAATCTTACCAAGCATCTCAGTGTTCTACAGAAATTGTACGATACCGCGGTGAATGGGCTGGAAACGTTGGCAAACCAGAAAAATTCCAAAATCCTCAAGGAAACCTCGACGAAACCTGGCTACAGTACAGAAACCGAATCGCCACTATCACGGGAAGTCGGTCATCTAATCAAAGCCCAAAATGATACGCATATTCTGACGTTTATCAAGCTAAACAACCCTACCGTGACCGACGTGAAAAACAAACGCAGTGAGTACAATGAACGTTACCAATTGGCGTTGAGCAACGAGCCCACGGACAATGGATTCGTGAAAGTTACCCACAATCGGTCGATAGATGCTCAAAACCGAGCATGGTATCGTGATGATGGTACCAGAAAGCAAATGGAGTATTATGCTTCAAGCGCCGGCTCCAGAAAAAGAATGACCAACATTCATACTTATTACCATAATGTAGACGCCTCCAATGTATCTCAATATCTATACGGGCCTTTTACGGGTATTTTCCTCCCCGACCAGACCAACGTCGAAATATTAAATACGAAATACATACAGAATATCATTCAACAAGCAATAAGTGGTAGACCCGTCTTTTTGATTGGGTATGGTGCAAGTGGGGCCGGCAAAACGTCTTCGATGATCTATCTAAACAAACAAGTCGTCGACAGACAAACCGGCCAAATATTGGACCAAACCGGTATTATGACCCATATATGTAACAAGCTGGGTAAGACATACGGCGGCTTGCAATTGAGCGTACGCGAATTCTATGCAACATACGACGGTTCGTGTCCAGACTCAAGTGGCAACTACGGTTGTGATATTTCCCCCATCGATTTTACATTTGACGAGAAAAAAGGGTTCATTAGTAGTAGCGAATACACCCCCACTAAACGCCACACATATCGCAGCGAACACGGATACAAGTACGATGACGAAGACCCCCATAAAAATACGTTGGGATACATCATGGCGTATTTGGTGGACCGGGACAGATTGGTCAAAGCAACCACCAACAACCCCAACAGCTCACGCAGCCACGTCATAGTACACTTGAAATTGACGTCGACCGGTACCTCCCAAACAAAACCCGTTCATCTATTTATCGGCGATTTTTCCGGTGTGGAAAACGTATTCAATTGCGAGGACCTGGAGACCAGGAGACAGTTCATCAACATCAAGCGCGACGAAATTCTTGCCCCCGGATCGATCCCCCGACCCTACTACAGTACCGAACCCAACATTGAAAACAAGAGAGACCCTATACACGGTGGCGCCGGTGCCATCACATCAAAGCCGGACCCAAATGTACGTCTTTCTATGATCGAATTCCTGAACAATTTGGCCCAAACACAAATCGCAACGTCACAAGAACTGACAGTCTGGAGCAAAAGTAACGCCATACATATGAAAGAGGTTCCTATTTACGACTTTGCGTTGAATCGTGTGACCGAGAAGTACCCCTACCCCCAGCATCTGGATTATTACCAGTTATGCGACACAAATTCGACCGTATTAACCCGTATCATAAACACCTTGATTGGTATAACCCCCAAAACAAGGACGACGAATTTTTATCGACAAGAAATGAATACCATTACTGAAAATGCAGTCAATCTATTAATGAGATTGTCGGATAAATACGCGTCCAAGGACAATTATTACAACTACTTGAAAACCACGGTACTATTTGGAATCATAGATCCGTTCGATATAAATACCATCTGGGAGGGGCTTCAACACGCCAATTTTGACCAAGTCATGAAACCAGCCGTCACAGAGAATCTAAGGTACCTATTTACAAACCAATATAAAGTTATTAATGACAACAAACGCTATCCCGATATAAAATACTTGGAAGATTATACAAACTCTCTCGGTGTTAATCAGACCAATAACGATAAATTCTGGATTCAATCCGAGCAAATACAACGTATTGGATTAAAACAACATGTAAGTTTTGTATTCGCGTCAGCCGAGGCAGAAGCTGCTACTAAAGTACCAACAGATGGCAAAGAAATCAATAAACTTGTCCGTGATCAAAATCAATACATATTGCACAAATATTTTGATTTCAAAGACTACGATGCGTATATTAATGAGTTTGGAACGCTCGTTAACAAGGTTAAGAATGCCCCGATTGCCGTGCAACGTGCAAAATTCATCGAGACGTTTAGAGACCGATCCGCATTCTATTTCCCTCATAAAATGATGGGCATCAATGTGGTTGGTGAAAACGAAATACCCTACATTGTTGTACTACCAAAGACACTTGGAGAGTATGACTTAAACCTGGCAAAAGACCAAAGGGAATTATTCGGCAAACTAAAAATGATGGATGCAACTATAGACGTAATTAACACAGAATTGATAAAGTCGGACGAAAAAACTAAATTAATACCTAAACGTGAATGGGAGACTGATCTACTACCCCCCACAAAATGCATGACTGTAAACACTACAAATTCTATACCATTGGCCAATTATTTTGGTACCACCGTTGGAGAAGAAGGTTTTGATTCGTATCACGAAAAATACATGTATATTGGTTCTCTGGTGTTATCGGTATACCTACTCATGGAATATATAAGAACAAGTTTGGATGAAATCAAGCCAATCTGTGATCATCGTGTTATCGAAGGCGAGTTTATCAACAAAACCCTTGGGGATCTGCGTACCAATATCCATACCATCATGTCGGTGAAGCACAAGGACATATTGTTCTACTCACCGGATTACGTGAACGAATGTTTGCCCAGTTACGGATCAATGGACGCGGTCCACAGTTTCCAATTCAAAGAACGGGTGATAAGCGATCCTCCGGCGTTCGAATCCATCTTGGTCGAATGGGTATACACACAGTATTCTGGTATCTCCCAAGCATCTTCATACGACAAAACCAGGATGGAAGATTCTGGTACCTCCCAAGCATCTTCATACGACAAAACCAGCATGGAAGCTTTTTACCGCGACCTGATCGTTGGTATATTTTGCGTATTCAACATTTCACGCAAGGCAAACAATCCTCCCAGCATCCTGTACTTGGACATCCAGGCGTTGAAGCACGCCCATTACCGAGCAAGGGATGTGAAAAAAGTTCTGCCTGCGTTAGAGCAGTTGCACTCGCTTCTCACTAACATCAAAACGTTGGATTATAACATTTTAAGATCGGTAGACCAAAAAATTATCACTACATTAACCGAGGTTTATGAAAAGATCAAAAAATATCCGAGTGAATACGTTCAAAAATTTGGTGATAATGTGAATATATTGATTCACCTCATAGAAACACACAACGCGGCTACGCCACTGGGAACCCTCGAATGGACAGATTCGATATCTAAGTTGAACACGGTGGACACGGTGTGTTACGATTATACCCGACCACTGATTCCGTTGGAACATAAAGATACTGAACAAGTTGAGCCATCGTCTGCTCGTAAATCTACTGCTAAAACTACCAAGAGAAACCGCGGTCAAAGTATTTTGAAACCGGTCCTCGGAGCGCGAGCTAATACACCTTGATCCATTTTTACATTTACATGTAGCAAAAATGGAACAAAAAAATGACATCGACACATGGTATAGTGATATGTCGACGACCCCCACCGTTCCTTCCCCCGCCGTTCCTTCCGCTACCACCGGACTCATGGGAGGCCCCACCGTACCGATGATGACAAAGATGGCGCATATTTTGGGCCTGGCGTCCGACATTCCCATCGAAGCCGCGGATGCCGTCGCCATGTTTACCACCGAAAACGTCATTTACCAGCCGTCAACCAACACCCACACCACTGAATACGTGGGGTTCCGTGCCCCGGACCAATTTTCCTGGATCCCCGCGGCTACCAAATCGTCATAGTCCAACCACAGCATGAACAACTAAACTAAACTCACATACGGCAAGTTTGATAAGTTCTCACTGCGAGAACTTGACCAACACCTGCACCGTCTCCTTCTTGATACACTTGCACGCCGACACCGACAATTCCTCGCGCCGTTTACGCGTTTTTTCGTGTGACCGACCCAGGACTTTAGGCAACACGGCGGTCTGTGTCTGCGTGAGTTCCGTAGATTCCGTTTCATTCTCCTCGTCGCCGCCTCCGTTCCGTTCGTCGTCTGCCTCCGCATCCAGGTCCAGTTCGGCCGTGCTCGTCGGCGACCGCCGGCGTTTTGAATTGCTATTGCGCGTGTTCATGTCGTGCTCAATGTCCTCGTAATGAGCCTCAATGTATTCCAATACCGAATTTTCGATGGCCCATTTGAAGAAATTCAGTTGTCCGAGCGTCGTCTCCATCTCCATGTTGGGCAAACGGATGCGCTCCCACCGACAAAACGGGTCGAACCGCTTCTTTGAGTACGCCTTGAGCTTCAGTTTGTAGTCGTTGAACACCTTGAACCGACGCGACGCATCGTATGTGACCACGTGCGAAGCCCCCCCTCCGGAATCTGCCACATTACTCTCGGCCTCGAAACCACACGTATCATACACCACAAAGTACTTTTTCGCATAATTGGTGACGAACCAATCAATGATGCGAAGCGAAATACGCGAATCGCCGGCGACAATCTGCGTCATTTTTTCCACGTGCCGCGCGTCCTGGTAGAATTCCGACAGGTTATGGTAAAGCACGCTGTTCTGAGTATCCAAATAGCGGTAATTGTACGTCATCTTTGACACAGGGTTATGTTTCCGGTATAGTTGACCAACGCCTTTATGTCGATGAGTATGAGACGACAAAGACAACATAGAAACTCTACAACACATATTCATATATAACGATGTCGTCTATCCAGTTTTCGCTCTGCATCACGACGATGCGTCGATTCGACCCTTTTTTGCGGGAATCGTTTCCGCGGTACGTGGCCATGTTGCGCGCCGGCATCATCCACGAAATCGTCGTCTCGGACGAGACCGGCGACGACGTCGACCAGATTCGCCGCCATTTTGCCGCGATGCTGAACGAGTTTCCGTTTCAAATACGGCTCTACGCGAATCAGCACATACTCGGTGTCTACTGGAACAAAGTGCGGACGTGCCAGTACGCCGCCGCGGGACACTTTGTGGCCTTGATGGATTCGGACAATTTCGCCGACGAAATCTATTTTCGACGCGTGTCTGCCTACATCAACGAGAAGAATATCCAGGTGACCGACGAGGCGGTCATCTGCCCTACCCTGTTGCGTCCGCATTTTCTGTTGACCCAGTACCTCGGCCGGGTGTTTGACCGCGACGCCATGGGCGCCGAGATGCGGCGAATCGAGGCAGACCAGCCGACCCAGTTTGGTAATCTCATGGGATTACTCAACGCGGGCAACTACGTGATGACGGAACGCACTGCGAAATATGTGCCGGTGCTGGAGCCGGACGTCACCGTCGAGATGGTCGGGGCCGTGGACGTGGCCTACATCCAATGGTTGCGTCTGAAACAGATGGAACGGTACCAGATCCACGCGGTCCAAGACCACGAGTACATTCACACCGTGCACGGTGGCAGCACGTATTTGCAAACCCGAGAAGCCAACGAAATATTCACCGAAACCCACATGAGACCACGGTTGCGAGCGTTGTGATGACAGCGGCAAAAAAAGCACACGAGGTGCGTTTTTTGTATTTTTGTGGTGTTTTTGTGCGTTTTTTGGTTGTTTTTGGTGTCGAACTACTTTTGACGCCGTTGGGCGCGGTACCGCATCAAGGAATTTACTTCGGTGCGGCAACACGGGCATGACGACGTGTGAACGAGACACGTCGTCATACAAGAACCACAAAAGGTGTGTAGGCAGTTGGTCGTGACACTTTTGGCACGTGTGAGGGGGCGATAACACACGCAACAGTCGTCCAACTCGGCGTCCAGTTCCTCGCGACTGAGGGCCGTGTACCGGTTGCTTGGTTTCGGTCGGCGGGGGGTCTCGGGGGTCTCGGTGTCGTTGTCGATCTCAAAGTACACGTCATCGTCGTCGGCACTGAATCTGGGCCCCGAATCCGGAGGCGCCATGGCCACGCGTTGCATGAACGCGTCTTCAAACGCTTGGACGGCCGCGCAGAAGGCCGTCTCCGAGTCAAACTGGGACCGACGGGGACACGTAAACTGAGATCGTTGTGGGGATCGGGACATGGTGGACATGGTTTTGTTTTGTTCTACCTGATTTCTCAAACTCAAAAACGCCATTCAATTTTCTCCGAAGTGTGTGTAAAAATTGAAGACCTCCGGACCCGAACCCCAAATTCCTAAACTCCAGATTCAGATTCCTATACATCATGTTGTTGTGTGGCGCCCAGTGTATCGACGGCAAACCGTGCCGGCGTCAACCCAAACGAGGGAGTCAGCGGTGCGGCACCCATTCTCGAGACGCTTTACCCTCCGCCGAACCCACGGACATGACGCCAGATCTGCACAACAATCATGACCCGCCGGGTGGCTTCGCCTACCCCGATATCAAAAGTGTATCTGAACCTGAACCTGTATCTGACGTTGTGATCGAAGAGCCGGCAGTTGACGTACCCCGTCGGCGCATCGATTTAGTTGCACATGACATCCAAGGCATCATTTATTATGTTGATCACGACCAACAGGTTTACCACATCGAAGACCTGTTGGACGAACGTCCCAATCCCCGCATTGTGGGGTATTTACAGCGCAGCAATTCACGGACGAGTCGGCTACACGATTCCTATACATTTGTTCCGTCCACGGTTACCGTGTAGATGTTCGAACCGTTATGCCGCCTCCCCTCTTCAGCTGCTACTGCCGTCGCCCGCTGGTGCTTGTGCTTGCGCTTGCGCTTGTGCTTGTGCTTTGGGAAGTTTATGCACAATAGTCTCGTTGACCACGACGGTCCGTTGGTCCAGCACAAACTTGCCCACTTCCGTCGCCTTGACCTCGTCGCCTTCAAAGTACGTCGCCAACGTTTTCAATAAAAATTTCTGGTTGATGCCCTGTTTACGGTTATGTTTCCTATACACAATCTGACTGCCATTCATGTCGAGCGAATCGACCTCGTGGGTCTTCATGATCCGCATCAGGTCCTCGGTCAGTTTTTTTTTCTCGTCGCGCCGTATCTTTTGGTGCTTCTGAAGTTCACGTATTTCGTTGTCCAACTTGACCCACTGACGCACAATCCGCACCAATTCTTCCTTGTTCATGCCCGTCTCCTTAGTGTTCTAACGTTCTAATACAATGCTCTGGATCTTGATCTCTATATGATTATAAGAAGCATTCATATGGTTGTACGTGCGACAACCCATCCTCCTTACTACCTACATTCTACATATGACGAAAATCGCCGACATACATATATAGCGCTCACATCATTATCATAGAAACCGCCACATTAGAACATTAGAAGGGATGCCGCGCATGTTCATCACCAGCTACAACCCCGCCTCGTCCCCCGGCGTCTCTTCTTACGTGCCCTCTGCTATACCTATGCGGTCGTTTTCCAAACAATCCGTGTCCTTTTTTGGTAGCACGACGGCGGCGGCCGGCGCCGGCGGCAACCGGTTTTCTTTGTCATCGGCGAAGCCGACCCCATCCCCAGGCGGCGGCGTGCTTCCGGTCCCTATTCCGCGCCGGTTCAATCCTGCCGCGCCGCCGGCGACCCCAGACGCCCCCAAGAACGTCTGGGGCGCCCCGACCTGGTTCCTTTTCCATACATTGGCACACAAGATTCAGGAAGACCATTTCGCCGCCGTCCACGACGAACTCCTCAATATCATCTACAGCATTGCCTGCAACCTCCCGTGCCCGTACTGCGCGGAACACGCCAAACGCTACCTCGACGGCATCAACTTCCAGGCCATTCAGACCAAGGATCAACTCAAACGGATGCTATTTGAATTCCACAACAGCGTCAACGCGCGGAAAAACTACCCGGCCTTTACATGGGAGGACCTCGACGCCAAGTACGAGACCGCGGTCACGGTCAACATTGTCCAGAATTTCATTACCGTCTACAGCAAAAAGACCAACAACATCCGGCTCATCGCCGACGATCTGAAACGACGCAGCATCTACACGAAACTGCGGACGTGGTTCATGGCCCACGCCAGCCAATTTTCCGCATGAACCGTCGCGACCACCTAAACAGAATTCCTATACATCCTCTTGTGGATAGGTTAGGACGGGTTGAGGTTCGCCACCTGGCACCGGAATTTCTGTTTCGTCGGTTGGCGGCACACCTCGTTGTTGCCCGCCTGGAACATTTGCAGTTCCGGTTGGCCGATCGACGTCACCATGATGGCCCAGCAGACGCCGACGATGCCGCCGATCAGGGCCCCCGCCGTCACCCGCAGTTCCCACCGGGGCACGCAGTCGTTCATAGCCAACCAGGCCGCCTCTCCAATCATGAGTATAGGAAACAAGACGAAGATGGGCCAGTGGCGTTGCACCGCGGCGTTCGTGTCCACCGCCTTCATGGCCGGCCCGGAGATCACTCCGCGAGGGTCCGAGCTCCCGAGATTTAGCACAAATATCATGAGGTAGAAGAACGTGAATGCGTACACGGTCATGCTGAGCGGTATTTTCGAGAGCACCGAGCCGTTGTTGAGCGTGATCACATTGCACTTGGGGTTGGGCGTCGAGGTGGGTCCCCCGGCATCGTCCTCTGCGCTCGGGGGCCACATCTTGTCCCCCATGACGACCAGGAAACACGTGATCAACAGCCCGGCCAAGTAGATGATGCCACGTATGTCTAAACTCAACAGAGATTGCAGCAAAAAATAGGCGACCAAGATGAACGGTCCCATACGGAAGCCCAGGTAAAGAACCTTACCCAGGTGAATGTTGCCCAATTCGGCCGACATGGTAATGTTATGTTGTATGTCGTGTGTATGTATGTATGTGGTGTCCGATATAGATTATCGACATAAAAAGAACACCAGAGAATTATGGGAGACACCCCCGCGACGACCCCACGACCGACCCCCCATGGGCATTCCCGCGTATTTTTCGTACATTTTGCGGTCGCACCGTCAGGTGTTGCAACCATCTCCACCGGAGACCGTCGACCGTCTTTACATGGACTGCAATTCAATCCTATACGATGTGTTTAGGGCATGCACCTCGGACAGTCAGGTCCCGTACAGCACAGCAATTCACGGACGAGCTTCGCTCGTCCGTCATTGTTCGATCCCGAAGGGATCGAACCCAATTGCCCCCTACCGAAGGGAGTGGGGCTACGACGAGACTGTCCTGATCCAGGGCGTGATCGCCGCCATTCGCGGCTACATTGAGCGCATCCGTCCCCGTCACCTGGTCTACATTGCGTTTGACGGAGTGGCCCCGATGGCCAAGATGAACCAGCAACGCCAGCGCCGGTTCAAATCGGAGGCACTTCGGGCGAGAAAAATGTTGGAGGCGGGTGGGTCGGGAGCGCCCGATTCGTTGCCGTCGACGTCGATGTTCACCCCCGGCACCGCGTTCATGACGACGTTGGCGCGCCAAGTCCACCGGGCGTTTTCTTCCAAGGGAGACGTTCGTCATGGTTCGCCCCCCGCCAGGCAAATCATTGTCTCGGCGTCGGACGAGCCGGGCGAGGGCGAACACAAGCTCGTGCAACATATGCGCGACTTTCCGGACGCATCTCACACGGTGGCGCTGTATGGTCTCGATTCGGACCTCATCATGCTGGCGATTTACCATTGCCAACGTTTCCGCGATTTCTATATTTTCCGGGAAGCCCCCGAGTTTGCGTCGGTAATGTCATCCGGAGGAGGTCCCGAGATGTTTTACATGAACGTGCCCGATTTGGCCGCCTCTATTTACAGCGAAGTCATGCAACCATCCGAGGCGTCCACGGACGACGACGCCGCCTCTGGGTCGGGTATGTGGCGTCGAGTGTACGACTACGTGTTTCTCTGTTTCTTCCTCGGGAACGACTTTTTACCGCATTTTCCGGCGCTCAATTTGCGCACACACGGGATCCAGGTGTTGACCGAGACGTACCGCACCGTGATTGCTAATAAAAGCTCTCAGTATCTGGTGGACGTGACCACCGGCAAGATCCAGTGGAAACATTTACATACCTTGATTCATCGGTTGGCCGCCATGGAGCACGAACTCTGGCTGAAGGAGTATGCCCACCGGGACAAGCTGGCCCAGCGGTACACCCCCCCACCGCGCAAAGAGGGCTCGGCAGGGGGGTCGAATGCAGAAACGGTCATCGAAGAATTGCCGATCCGGATGCGGGGCAAGGAACTCTACATTGCCCCGTGGGAGGTGGGGTGGGAGGCGCGGTACTACCGGTCCCTCGTTTTCGTCAATGAAGCGGCCGCCTCCTCCGCCGCACCTTCCCCCTCATCGATCACGGACCTGTGCGTCAACTACCTGGAGGCTTTGGAATGGGTATTCACCTACTATGTGTGCGGATGCCCCGACTGGCGGTGGCAATATCGCTACATGTATCCGCCCCTCCTGTGCGACCTGACGGCCCACGTCCCCCTGTTTGATACCTCCTTTTTGGGTAAGCAACGCAGCGGTCCAAGCAACCTTGTCGCGGGCAATCCCAAATGCGACTTAGGGGATGATGATGCCGAGAAAGAAACGGAAGGACAAGGTCCCTGCACCCCGCTCGAACAGTTGATGTATGTGCTTCCTCCGTCGTTGCATCGCGCATTGATCCCGGAGCGGTCGGATTCGACGGTGGACGACTCCTCGGCATTCAGGTTTGAATGGGCGTTTTGTACCTACTTTTGGGAATCGCACTTGGTACACGCATAAAAAACGCGAAATTATAATCGTTTGGAAATATAAACGGCATGATGAACCATGTGTCTCCTACATCTACACCTGGTGTGCGCGTCGAGCGGGATGATGAATACGTGGTCTTTGTGGTGTCTGGGTGCACCCGCGACATTTATACGCCAGAGTATTTTGCCTTGGTGGGGGTGACCCCCGAAAAATTCGTATTTACGCCGCCGCCGACCACCCACGTCGGGGGGGTCGGTCACCGCATCGTGCGGTCCTTGCGTCGTACTCCCGGGTCAGCGAAACAACCCACGCGGCTATGGGTCCCATACGAACTGTTTGTGTATATGGTTGAAAAGAACCCACTCACGTTGGCGATACAATCCCTGTACCGACGAAGCAAGTCCATCTTACAAGCTCGAGTGGAAAGCAAACCGCCGGAAACAGAAAAAGAAACAGAAACAGAAAAAGAAACAGAAACGGAAACTACCACACTTCGTACCAAGGTGTCCGAGGTTCCTGAAACAGTTTCCCACGACGCAGATTTAGCCCGACCGACAACCACCGAGGAACCGAGTCTTTCTATGGGTACTGAGAGTCCCGAGAGTCCCGAGAGTCCCGGGTCAACGGAGCTTCGCTTACCCGAGGCAGTGACGGTGGTCCTGAAATTCCGGCGACATGCAGGGGTCACTGGAGACGCGGACGAGGAAGACGGTGACACCCTGGCAGCCGTCTTAGAAAAACGTGTTTCGGAGCCTCAAACCATCCGTGTCAACGCCCAGCGCCTGACGTACCCCGAACTGAAACAGATTGTCTGTCTGCAGCATTACCTGACACAGCAGCAGGGTTCGTCCTCCGAAGGAGGACGTATGGAGGGGATGGGGATGGACCGAGATCTCCACACCGGCGACATGTACAAGATCAACGGCACTTTCATTGCGGTAGTCAATCCCAGTGACGTGCCACCGTCGTCGTCGACGTCGACGATTCCTTTGCGCGAACTGGACGTTCACATGCTGAAATACACGTATGTAGGCAAAGCAACCTCGGTCCCAAACAGATAGAAGATAGATACATATAGATAGCTTCGAACTATATGTATTCATGAAAATCGTCCACCTTTCCCGAGGCCTGGAGCCGGGCGCCGCGTCGGCCCTCAACGACGAGATCCACGTCTTCACCCAGTTTTTCGTGCACCGCGACCCCCGGCGTAACCTGGAGATACGAGAATGTCTACGACGCAATGTGGCCAATCCCCACATCACCCGCATTCACCTCTTGAACGAGCGTATTTACACCAGCGGGGAACTGGGAGGAAGCCAATGTATAGAAAAGGTTGTCCAGACCCAGACTCCTGGTCAACGACGCCTGACGTACCAGGACGTGTTTCACTACGTGGATAAACACCAGATTCGAGGATTTTTGGTGCTGACCAACGCCGACATTTTCTTCGACGCCACCCTCGACCAGATACGGCACGGCCAGCTGCACGAGCAGCGGCAGATGATGGCCCTGCTCCGTTACGAATTCAACGGCGCGTCCACGGCGACGTCGCCCATTTTCGGTCCACGGTTCGATTCCCAAGACACCTGGATATTCCACAGCAACTTTGTACCGTCGAAAGGGGTCGTCGCTTCCAAAGCCTTTGCCTTTGAGTTTGGCAAACCAGGGTGCGACAACAAGATGGTGTATTTGGTCCGGATCCTCGGTTACGACGTCATCAACGATCCCCGCGTCGTCCGCACCTACCACTACCACCAAACCGCGCAACGCGACTACCACGCCAAAGACGCCATCCCGCCGCCGTGGGGGATGTGCATTCCCCACGGGGTCAACGTTCTCGCGATGCCCTCGTCCCTCGGGGTGCAGATGCCGTCCGTCTACCAACACACGGGTGGATTCCAATACCTTATGTTTGAGGACAACCGCGTTCTGCACGATTACCTTGCCGCCGCGTTGGCGGCGGGGCGGCCGTTCGTGGTGCCCCGCGTGGCCGGCATCGAGAACAACGTCGCCGTGTTTGGGCGAATGACGAAGATGGGCCAGGGCACGCAGGAACACGCCAAGTATTTTCAGCAGATCATGCCCACCATGAAGAACAATGCGGGGGTCGTCTTGCCCAATATGGCCGCGGTGATTCAGTACTCGGACCGCTACCTGGCGGCGTTTGACCAGTGCGAGATGTTTGCGGGGTGGGACGTGCAGGGCAACTACATTGGCCACATTGCCCCGTCCTACGCCTACATCCAACAGACGTACGAACGCGCCTTGGAGGTGGAGCGGCGCAAGCGGCCCGTCTGGGCACTGGCGCTCGACGTCTTCCACTACCTGCACGACACGCCCTGGACGTGGGCCCTGCGCGGCCAACGGATCCTGTTGATTTCCCCCTTTGAAGAAAGTCTGCGTGCCAAGGTTCCTATACGCGACCAGTTGTGGGGCGACACCGGCATCGACCTCTTCCCCGACTGCACCTTTGTCTATGTGCGGCCGCCGATGACGCAGGGGACGGAACCGGCGCGCGACTTTGACACCGAGTTTGCCGAGTTTTGCCAGCGTCTCGACGCGGTGCGCGACCAGTACGACGTCGCCCTGGTGAGCTGCGGGGGCTACGGCAACCCGGTGTGCGGCTACATTCACGCGACCCACGGCAAGTCGGCTATCTATGTAGGGGGCGTCCTCCAAATGTATTTCGGCATCTTAGGGGGGCGGTGGCTCAAAGAACGGCCCGACGTGGTGCGGCTGTACATGAACGCGCACTGGTCGCGCCCCGACGCGAGCGAACGCCCGAAGGGGTGCGAGGGCATCGAGCAGGCCTGCTATTGGTAAACGAAAAAACAAAATTGATCAGAACAGGCGAACAGGCATAAATATTTCCTTGTTGATTGCGATTGCGATTATATTATATACGACGAAACGTCCATGTCGGACACTTCAAATACGGCGTTTACAGCGCAGCACCCCCCCGCTTCACGGGGGAAGTTGAAAGAAATGCACCAACGACAAACGGAACATTGGAGAGATACCAACACATATTTGCGCGGACTCAAACTCCAAAGAGATGTCGATACATTCACCCGACGCATTGTTTTGCTCAACCGTCAGGGTATTACCGAGATATCAGGCCATTTTTACAACCACGACGATACCTACGTGTCCGACGTCATTGCCCGAATTCGTCAAAGATTTCCCAACAGCACCCTTGCCATAGATGATTCTATCTCTGTCAGTAGAATCATTCAAAGTCTCTTCAATTACACACTGGTCAATATGACGTGTAAAATATAAACACTTCAGGTCGCGTACATCTACGCATCAGGCTGGAAACAGTCTGGAAACAGGCTGGAACGGTTCATTGGCGTTTACTGTCCATGACGTGGTTGATAAACTTCCAGCAGTACTGCGGTTGGATGCCAAGAATCAGCGTATCATCGTAGTAAATATCGTATTGGTGTTGAGGATGCAGTCCGTAGTAGGTGGTGGTGTAGACCGTGACGGTGCGTGTATTTTTTTGTGGCGTCGAGGCAATGGATTTGATCGGGTCGGTCACATCGACCACCGGGATCAAGGTCTTGGTCGGTCGCACCCCGCCCCCACCCCCTCTATCGTCTGGGTCACCCCCTCCCAAACTGCCCATCTGAAGGGGGGGCGAAGCCGAGTATTTGTAGACCGAGACGTTGGACGGAACGTGGATGAATTCCCCGGTGCCGTTGGTAAAATACATGTGCGCGACGGACTCGCTCATGCATTCAAAATGTAGTATCAAATTGGCCATCACCGTGTACGTGCGGTGCTCCTTGTCGACAAAGTTGAATCGGGCCGCCATGTTCGGATACTGTACTGACTACTCTATTCTACTCTACCTACATGGTCATCTTTTTACATTGGTACATATTTGCCATGCGCATGGTAAAGGGGTGGGGTGGGGCGTAGGTGGGATGGGTTCAAAAAAAATGGCCGTGCCGTGTGCCGATTCTCGATCTAAAACAGTTTGTACATGCGGGCAAACACGTCGGCCGCCTCCATCGCCGCCACCTTCAAGTAATGCCGGACTTGGCTGCGACCACCCGTCGCACCCGATTGCTGCGCTGTGGGCTCAGCGTCGGCGGCGGCGCCAGTACCGGACGAAGCAAACGCCACCCGAAGGGTGCTCTTGGTGTCGTGCGGGTGGAATTTCTTGAATCCGCAAAACGTCAGCGACTGGTCCCCCTGGTAAAAGCGTTCATATAGGATGTATTCGAGCACCCGACCGACCGTATAGTCCTCGTTCTCCAGCCACGCGTCGTAGCAGTTGGCAATCGTGGTCTCGCTCGGGACAATCGGCACAGTATCGCCCTCCGCCGCCTCGGCCACATCCAGAAACCGGTTCTGCAGCACCGCACACGCCTTGCGCATCAGTTCGCGGTTGTCGTACACGCCCACCGACTCGATCTGGAAATCAAAACTGTCCGGCACACAATACCGTTGCGCGTCCAGCAACTCGAAATTCCGTTTCTCAAACGCCGTCTCGTCCTTGGTCAACGTCGTCCCGCTCGCCGACGCCGCCTGGATCTTCGCCGCCAGGACCTTTTCCCACGCTTGCGCCGCCGCCGCCCCGTCGACGGTGTTGGCGTACGTACACAGTGCAACCACGTTGAACATACTGTTCATCTTGGCCGTCGCCACGGAAAAGTCGGCCTCCAGCTGGATCGCCTCGCCCGGAATCGTGTCGCTGATCTGGGGACGCAAACGCACGAAATCAATGTATCCCCCGCCGCACTTGGCCGACGCCGGGGGGAAGATCTTGGCCGTCTCTTCGCGCGTCAGGTAGTGACCGTTGGCCACGTTGCGCACCCGGAAATGCTCCGTGGTCACATACATCACGTCCTCCGTCTCGTTCTTCACGTTGACCTCCAGCACGTATTTGCCCACCAACTGCTCCGGGTCGTCCATGTGCACCGGAATGCAGCTGAGACGGTGCTTGACGATTTCGTTGTGGAAACGCGTGGTGTTGACGGCAATACGACACTGATTGACCGCCTCGCTCTCCGTGCGGATGGCGCACACGGTGATGTCCGACAACAGCACGCGACGCAAAGCATTGGCGTAGGCAACGTTGATCGGGTGCAGCCGGAACTTGAGAACCTGGTCCTCGTCGATCACCGACGAGAGTTTCGGAATGGACGCGGTAGTAGCAGCAGCCGACTTCATCATCGATATATTATTATAATGTGTTGATCTAAAGATTCCTATAGATGGTTTTTGATCAATTTTTGTCGCGCGATCTTACATGCTCTATGTCGGCGTAGGGTACAATCGAAAATGCCTCCTCGGACGCGGACGTGCCCAAATCATCAGTCAACATACTTTCGTCCATCGCCGCCTTGGCCCGCAACAATTCACGCGAAATTTCCTGTATCATCTTCTCGTCTTCTTCATTGTCGAAACTTACAACTACGGGTCGAATCTGCTGCATCATCTTCGCCATCAACAGATGCTTGGCTTTCGCCTCTATGTCCACGGCTTTGACCGAAAAATGGGGATCGGAATAATAAACCACCTTGTTGGATATCCGAACTACCCTTTTACGGTAAGGCAACCACACCACTTCCGAGTGACTTCTTACCGGAAATGTTTTGCCTGTAGCCCCTTTCGGGGGCAATTGCTGCGCTGTCCCGGGTCTTATACACGTATTCCCCATAGAATCCGTGTATATTGTTGTGGCAACGATGCAACGAATGTTTCTATGTGTTCTATGATCATGTGGTCTTGGGGCGATTCAGACGGACCCACGGTTGGGTCGGCAAATCGTCTAAATACGGTCCCCAGGCGCGGTATTCGGGGTGGGCGCGCAGGTGCGCTTCTTTGGAAAACGCCATTCCGCAGCTGCTGCCCCACCGTCCCCAGAAGGCGAGTTGTTGGGCCATCTGCGTGTCGACCACTTTGCCGTCCACGCTGGCGTGCGGGTAATACGGACTGCTGGTCTGGGGATCCACAAAGTAGTGGTTGCACACCGTCACCGACGACGCCCGGGGACGTTCGACGCGAAGGTCGTAGTGATCCGCCAAGATGCGTTTGGCGACGGCGACGTCGATTTGACCGTAATACGTCCGGTTGAGAAGCGCGTCCAGACGGACATTGCGCGCGCCCGACGACGTCGTCGTGTCGTGGTACTGCTGGTCGTCCGTTTCCTCGCCGCGTAGCCGGAAATCGTGGGCGCTGTTCATCCCGTAAAACACGCCATTGTGGGTGCGCTGGATGTTGGCGCGGCGGTAACCCAGCTCACACAACATGATTTCACCCGTATGAATGTGGCCAAACAGCCACGACCCCGGGTAGTCGCCGGCGTTGTCCAGGCGCATCAGGCGGGAATAGTCGTCGAGGGAGTCGCCGTATTGCATGGCGCGGCGGATGCGGCAAAAATAGGGGTGGCGGCGGCGGTTGAACCGGAGCGGGTACGTCGGTTCGGAGATGGTGGTCTCGCAGCCGACAATGCCCGCCGCCGTGATGAACCAGTCGCTGCCGCTCGCCACGTAGCCCGCGCACGTCTGCATGACAAACGCGTGCCCCTGCCCCTGCCCCTGCTCAGGGTACACATACAGGACCACGTTGAACAGCGCAGACGACGCCAGGTCGGCGTGCGTGTTGTGCGCCATCACCATCCCCACCCCCGGACGCGTGGCGTGGCCCGTCGCCAAAAACGCGCTGCACCGTTGCGATGGCCCATCTTTGGACCGTTTGTTCGATTCAAGGGAGACTCGATGGGAACGACGACCGCGACCTGAGTTGCGACGGTGCTTCTGGGTGGATTCGCGGGCGGTAGGCGCCGCCAGGTCCACGTTGTACATGCTGAGCCACGCATTCCAGGCGATCAGTTCGCGAAGGCTGAGAATGCCGGGCGCGCCGTCGCAAATGCCGCGCAGTTCTTCGTAGATTTCTGGGTAGGCGTGCTGAACTATCGGGGCAATGTGCCGGTCGCAGTAACGCAGGTAGGCGCCATACGATTGGTTTTGGACCACCGTGATCAGAAACCGGAGCTTGGACGCCACGTGCCGGAGATCGTCCCGCAGAAGACGGCCGTGCTGCTGGCCGCGAGCGTAGGCGTCGCCGCGAATCTCGACGACCTTCCAACCGGCTAAATGATAACTATCACGATCACTATCACGACGTGGACGTCGATG